GCATCCATATCATCTCGTCCAGTGAATGCATCATCCATTAATATGAATGGTTGTTGATTATATAAAGAGTCATACTTAAGTGTTTGTGACACTACCATAGTATGCACCAAACGCTGATAATTTACGGCATACGTATGCTCATCATCAAAGTTTTTGTAATAGTCTTTATAACTCTCAACATCCTTCAATAAAGTATTCAGCAAACTAGGTACTAAGTACGTAGCAAGAATAGTTTTACCATTACCAGGGTTTCCCATAAACGTCAAACTTACAGGTTCTGGACTCGTAGTCAATTGCGTTGACTTACCAATCTTATCCCGCAGTTTATCAATATATGTCTCAAGAGTGCTCGCACTATTTTTCTTGTGATGCACATATGATTCACGCGCACGCAAATCGGCCGCTTTCATACGCATGACTCCCAAGTAATCTTTCACACTCAAGGAGACTCCATCAAGTACGTATTTCTTAAAATAATCGTAATTGTCTAACACTTCTCGAATATTATTGATGTATAAAGCCAAATCTTCATGGTAGACGGAATCAAATCTATTCAAATTGGCTACTCCCTCACAAGTGTATATCATGCAACTCATGAACGCCGTTATAACAAAGTGCGTATCAGGATTCAAATATCGCTCTCGTCTATATATTATATCCAATGTTTTCGTGTCATAACCCATTTTTGAAAATATGGTTTGGATAACACCCAATATTACATTAGGATTAAAATACTTTCGTAACGACTCATATAGAGATTCACTAACACCTTTAACTCGCTCTAAAACGACGTTCCAAGCAGCGTCTTCATTGCTCTCATACACAAAACCATCCTTCAGTTGTGCTAGCTCTGAGAAACTGAGCAATTTCGACATTAGTTGCATCAAGCCACACGATGCAACAACAGTGGACTCCGCCATAACTGTATACAGTCCTGACACGACACCGGTGAGTAAGTCTAATATCTTGTACATCAATTTAAACGCTTTGACGACATTTGGCAAATTGGCGGTTATCATGCTTGAAACATCACCAACAGCTAAAATAGAATTAATAGCGCGTTTAACAGTCTGATACAATTCATAAACCTTTTCCAAACCAGTTTTAAACGTGTCGGCCATCGTATCAACTATACCAGTTTGTGGCACCATGGCTTGTTTTCCATAAAATTGAATATTATATAAACCGGCATTAGTTACCGCATAATTTATCCTAATATAACTATACGCGTTGACATTTCTGAAGTATACCATATTAGCACCCACGGTTAATACACTCGATCCGATTGTAACATACGTGCTACCGTTAACCGAACCTGATATAGTAAGCGAAGCAGTACCACCGGCCACTACACGACAAGACAATGCGTTAATCACATAATTATCCGGTAATGCAATAGTGGAGTTACCAGTCGCGGTAAGTGGATACCATCTACCGTCACTAAATCCTTTCCACATTTCACCACCGGGATAATCAGAAGACACTATAGTATAACCTGTCGGAGTGTTATAACTTGTCATTGTGGGCATAATAGGAGGATCAGTACTATTATAAATTTGAAATTCGTATACATATATATTAAACGCTTGATTCGGTGTCTGATCAAAATATAGTGCTATACTATCATAATACTCATGTACATTGACGGACAAATATCCTATCATATTAGCAAATTTGTCACTCACCAGTGTATACGTACCGCTAGAATTAGTCCCTCTCACTGACACAACACACGACGGATCAACTACGCCAGACGCGGTCATGTATAAGAACACTTTATTGAGTTCATATCCATTAGACGGTGGCATATTAATCGTAAAGTGTGCGGTTGTTCCAACACCAATCGTAGCGTACGTATTAAGTGCGCGATCAAATGCGTTAGTAGGATTATAGACATTTCCAGTAGCAGACATATTCCACAAATTAATCGGCATATTTGGCGGAATCAACGCACCAACCATTTCTTGTCCAATCGGGATAGCAATTTGGAACATAGACATCGGACAATAGAATCGATAATCGTCAGCCACTGAATTACCAATATGCAGACGCCAAGGATTCGCTGTGCTCGAACTAATGTTCGTAGTTATCGCCCATCCAATTTCTAACTCTCCTTGCGGGGTGTCGTTCATCAAGTATGGCACATTATAAAAATAAGGAACGGTATTATAACCAGGTAATAAGAAATTAACTGTAGGATCTCTTGTTATATCGTGTATCGCTCCCGAGAATACTTGTTGCGCTGTTACAGGCGTAACAGTCGGGCCTGTTGAGGATCGAAAGCGTGGATAATATTCAAAATACGCAAGAGCGTTCTGTGATCGATTAGTATTGGTGACATAATGCACTATAGTACCCCCACTAGAATACTTAAACAATTCAGATATTATGGCATGCAATCCCGAATCGGATATACGACCGCCAGTATACGTTATTTCATTAGCGCCAATACCTAATGGTGTATTGTATTCATGCATATATTCAGGTCGTCGCATCAAATTTAAAATATTTGAATGCTGTCCAATAATAAAACCATCATCTAATTTGTCTTGTTCATAAAAATGCTTAACATCACTCTGGAATGTCATTACGCCATCTACCACTTGTTGATGTTTTACTATTCGTTCGCCGTATGTCATCGGAAATCTAAATTCCGCATCATCACCGGCTGCAACGTATAATAATATCTCAACTGACGTAGACACATTTACAGGAGCAATCAATGCATTCTGAACAACAATATATAGACGGCCTAACTGATTGTCGACATTCATATCGACCCAATCAATTGGTAAGTAGTCTCGATGTTTTGAATAAGGTAATTTCACACATAATTCTTGTTCATTACCACCTATTGCCATACTTATACCAGGTAAACCATATATTTGTTGTGGTGTTGGACTACCATCTCCATACGGGTCGAAAGCGATCCATAAATTACCTCGGTGAAAACTGGAAGCAACGATCTGTAATCTAACATTAATACTACCACGATAAAATCTAAATAAGGACGCTATTCCTGCAATATTAGTGGTATAATATGTGTTATTAGTAGCACTAGCACCTCGTATCATCATAGGACACGATGGCGATATTGCCACTTGTTCCAATATTGTGCCTGGTTGATTATTTGTACTCCAAGTCATCACAGAAGCTAATGCATAATTTTGTGCAATTTGAACCAAATCACTAATATCACTAGAATTTAATCTATTAGGCAAATACGGAATAACCTCTAATTGATTAAATTTAGTATTAACTACTTTAATTGGTGCATCAGCGCATCGAGCTGATTCGTTTTCTTGATCGTCAATGCCTACACGATCATATATTCCAAATATTTTACCTACCTGCTTCAGTTGATCACCAAACGGTATCGTAAAATTATCTAGAATAGCGTGTGATATTGG